ACGGACGGTGGCGCAACTGATGGGGATGAACTGAGTCCTGCCGAGCTTCGTGCCATGATCGCGGCCCAGGCTGCCCAGATCGACGCCTTGACCGTTGCCGTGCAGAACGTGTCCCGTGCCCAGAACCCAGCCCGCGCCGTAGCCGAAGAGCTTCCCGACATCGACAGCCTGGACAAGGCCACGATCACCTCGCCCGTGCTGACCAAGCAGGGGTGGTATGTGCCACACACCTATGGCACCAACCCCGCAGCCCCGAAGTTCTGAGCCATGTGCTTTCCCAAGCCGGATGTCCCGCCGGTCGTAAGGACCGACCCGAAGGCCGAAGCTGACGCTACGGCCGCCGAAGCGCAGGCTAAAGCCAACGCCGAAACTGCCGCGCGCCGCAACGCCAAGCGCCAAAGCGCGCTGAGTACCGGCGCGGGTTTGGCAGCGTCAGCCATTGGAGCCGGCAAAACAACCTTGGGGGGATAACCCTTGTCCGAAGTAGCCGAACAAGACTGCCGCCGCCTGGCGCAGCTCAAATCTGACCGCAACCCACACGAGACCGTCTGGCGGGATGTGTTCGACTACATGGCGCCAGAGCGCAGCCACGGGTTCCAGGGCAACACTGTCAGCGCCACCGATGCCCAGAACAAGAAGGCCCGGATCTTTGACAGCACCGCCATTGACGCCGGCCGCATCGCTTCGTCGGGCTTCGCATCAGGAATGCACCCAGCCAATTCGATCTGGTTTGGCCTCAAGGTGGACGGCGAGAACGACGAGGAAAACCGGTTCTTTGACAACGCCGCGCGCATCATCTTCGAGAACATCCACGCCGCCAACTTCGATGCCGCCGCGGGTGAGTGCCACAGCGACATGGTGCCAGCCGGCTGGTTTGTGCTGTACGTGGACGAGAAAGAAGAGGGCGGCTACCACTTCGAGCAGTGGCCGCTGGCTCAGTGCTACATCGCCACCAGCAAGCCCGGCGGCCGGGTGGACATCATCTACCGCGAGTTTGAGTTGACCCTGGAGCAGGCCGTCAATGAATACGGGCTGGAGAAGCTATCCACCCAACTGCAGGACAAGTACCGCCAAGGCGGTGCAGCAATGGGCGAAAAGGTCGGTTTTGTCTGGGCCATCTACCCCCGCGCCGTGCATGTTGTGGGCCCAGCCCTGGCCAAGAACAAGCCATTCGCCAGCTGCCACCATGAAGTGGTCACCAAGCACATGGTGCGCGAGTCGGGCTATGACGAGTTCCCTTGTGCTGTGCCACGCTGGCGCCTGATCCCCGGCACACCCTACGCCACCGGTCTGGGCTCCGACGCGCTCCCCGACATCAAGACCCTGAACCAGATCCAAGAACTGGAACTGGCCAGCCTGGACATTGCGGTGTCAGGCATGTGGAAAGCGGTAGACGACGGCGTGCTGAACCCCAAGACGGTGAAGATCGGCCCGCGCAAGATGGTCATGATGGCAGACACCAAGAACATGGAGGCCCTGACCACGGGCGCGGACTTCAATGTGTCGTTCGCGAAGGCTGAGCGCCTGCAGGCCAGCATCCGCAAAATCCTGATGGCCGACCAGCTGCACCCCCAGGATGGCCCCGCCATGACAGCCACCGAGGTGCACGCTCGGGTCCAACTGATCCGCCAGCAGCTCGGCCCCATCTTTGGCCGCCTGCAAGCCGAGTTCCTGCAGCCGCTGATCGAGCGCTGTTTCAACATTGCTTATCGCGCCGGCATCCTCGGCCGCGCACCGGACAGCCTGCGCAATAAGAACTTCACCGTGAAGTATGTGTCGCCCTTGGCCCGTGCCCAGCGCCTGGAGGAAGTCACGGCCATCGACACATTCCTGATGGGACTGGCCCAAGCCATGGATGTTGACCCCACGCTGATCGATCTGGTGGACATGGAAGAGACCCAACGCGAGAAGGCATCCGCCCTTGGCGTGCCCGCCAAGCTGATCCGCAGCCAGGACGAGGTTACCGCCCGCCGCAAAGCGAATGCCGCAGCCCAGCAGAAACAGCAGGAACAGCAACAGTCGGCTCAGATGCAGGGTGCAGCCGGTGAGGCCCTGATCAAGCAGGCGGCCGCAGCATGAGCCGCCCCGTAGAGGTAACCCCGGAACTGTTCCGCGAGATCTTCGAGACCGACAAGCGCGGTGCGGCCATCCTTGAATCTTTGATCACCCGATTCAGCCAGCCCGCTGTGACGGATGGCGGCATTGACGCTGTGCTCAAGACTTATGAGCGCATGGGCAGCACGAAGGTCGTGCATTTCATCGTCGGGCAGATCAACCTCGCCAACGGCGTGGCACCCACCGACATCGAGGCGCAAGCCGACTAACCACGAAGGACACATCATGTTGAAAGGAAAACGCCATGTTTTCATGGAAGGCAATCCGGGCGCTGCTGGCGGGGCCGGGGCAGCGGGAGCAGGTGCTGCTGGATCGCCTGGTGCTGGCGACGGTGGACAAGGTGCTGGTGCTGCTGGCGCAGGCGCGGACGGTGCGGCAGGTGCTGGAGCTGCAAAGTCTGGCAGTGCAATGGGCGCTGGCGCCGGAGCAGAGGGCGCTGGTGGTGCAGGCGGCGCGGCAGGCGCTGACGCGGGTGCCAACGGCTGGGACTTCATTGCAGAAAAATACCAGGTCAAGAACGACAAGGGCGAGATCGACCACCAAGCGTCGGCGCGCAAGATAGCGGACGCACATTCCGCTCTTGAGAAGCGCCTGGGCACCGGTGGCACACCTCCCAAGACAGCGGCAGAGTACAAGCTGCCCGAGCTGCCAGAAGCCCTCAAGGACATGAAACTGGACGATGGGCTGGTGGGGAAATTCCGCGAAGACGCTCACAAGTGGGGGCTCAATCAAGCGCAGTTCGAAAGTGTGATGGGCAAGTATTTCGAGCTGGCCCCGGCCTTGGTCAATGGTGGGCAGAAGGTTGCAGCAGAAGACACCATCGCCACGCTCAAGCAGACATGGGGCGCGGACTACCAGAAGAACGGACAGGCCGCCTGGCGCGGTATGGAGCAGATGGCGCAGGCTGCAGGCCTGACCACCGCCGAAGTGGAAGCGGAGCTCGGCAACAGCCCGACATTCAACCGCATCATGGCGGTTGTGGGCGCACAGCTGCGGGAAGACAAGTCAGTCAACTCCGGCGGCGCAGGTGCTGGCAGTGGTGGCGGTGAAGCCGAAGCGGCTGCCATTCAGATGTCCCCGGCCTTCCGCAATCCGAAGGACCCGGGCCACCAAGCCGCACTTGCCAAGTGGCACGCCATCGTGACCAAAGGTGTAGTTGACGCACCGGTTGTGTAAATAGTCGGGAAACCGACCGGGGCCTGATGGGACATTGCACCCCATCAGGCCCGACATGGCAAGCGGACACCCTGGAACCTAGCCCGAGTAACGATGCTGCAGCCGGCACCGTGACCCGTACAGCAGGCCCAGCAATGGACACCCTGGAAGGCGAACCCTAGTTCAACTTTTGGAGCCATCCATGAAAACCTTGTTCCTCTTCGCCGCCCTCGCGGTATCCGTGTTGATCGCATTTGCGATCTTCAAACCCGACACCCTCAAGAGCTTTTTCCACTACGCGGGTGAGCGTCTCCACGTCAGCCTGTTCAACTACATGGGCCGCCAGGGGATGATCCTCGGCTCAACCACCATCACTACGCAAATGGTGGTTGCTTGGGATACCGCGCTGCGTCTCGAAGCACAGCAGCAGGATTCCCGCCTGATGAAGACCGTGACCGACCGCGGCACCATCGAAGGCGCTTCGTTCACCATCAACAACTTGGCTTCCGCCGGTGTGCTGGACGAAAACACCGTTCGCCACGGTGACACCGTCTGGTCCGATATCGACCACAGTGCCCGCAATGCGGTGATGCGCGACTTCTACAAGGCTTTGCCTGTGGATCGCAACGACATCCCAAAGCTCAAGGTAAACCCCTTGTCAGGCGGTTACATGACATCGTTGATCGCCGCCCGAAATCGCCGCGCTGACGACATCATCTATCAGGCTGGCCTGGGCTCGCTGCTGTCGCAAGACGGCCTGACAACCTACGCACTGCCCGCTGGCCAGAAGATTGCAGGCGGTGGTACTGGCTTCACCAAGGCCAAGTTGATCCAGGCCAAGTCCATCTTCCGTGCAAACGAAGCAGATGAAGAAGCCGGAGAAGAGCTGTACATGCTCTACAACGACATTGCCTTGCAGCAAGTCCTGGCCGATACCACGCTCACCAGCGCGGACTTCCTGGCTGGTCAGATGCTGCAAGCCGGCACCCTCAAAGGTAAGTGGCTGGGCTTCACCTGGATTCCTTACCAGGGTCTGAACAAGTCTGGCGCCGTGTATTCGGGCATGGCCTATGCCAAGTCCGGCATCCATTTTGGCAAGGGCTATGAAGAAGGAAACATCAGCCCTCGTCCCGACAAGAAGGATGCCAAGCAGGTGTCCATGGCAGCGTCTTACGGCGCAGGCCGCCAAGATGACAAGAAGGTCGTACAGATCGACTTCCAGTAACCAGCGGCTAGGGGCTTCGGCCCCTGCCTCGTACAACTTTTTAGGAGCCCATCATGGCTGAACTTTCCACCATCACCCGCACCAGCGCGGCCATTGCCTTGGGTCAAAAGACCCACCCCACCAACCAAAACCGGGTGCGCATCGCCATTGTCGAGACGCCGGCCACGTATGCAGCCCCGGCCAACGGTGACACCTTCGGTACCGGCATCATCCTGGCCAAAGGCTCACGCCTGATCTGTCCAGTGACGATCTCGAACGCGGCCAATACCGCATCGCTGACGCTTGCACTTGGCCTGCGTGATCCAGTGACCAAGGTTGCGATTGATGCCACCGCCATTGCAGCAGCTACGGCCATCACCTCGGCCGCCACCGCGCAGGTAAACACGGGCACGAAGCTGACCGCAGGCCAGTACTACGTGCTGCCCCAGGACGCCGAGATTTACGGCACCTTGGCGGGCGCTGCCGGTACGGCCAACGCTGCGATTCGTGCGGAGATCGCCTACGTAGCACCGTAAAGGGCAGTTGCCACGCGCGCGACCGTCTCCAGCGCGGGGCGTTTTCAAAGGGGGCCTTCGGGCCTCCTTTTTTGTTTGAAGGATTCCAGCAATGACCACAGCCGTATCGATCTGCTCCAACGCCCTGATGATGCTGGGCAAGTCTCCCATTGCCAGCCTGACGGAAGAGAACGACCGGGCACGGTACTGCGCCAACCTGTACCCGTTGCTGCGTGATTCGCTGTTGCGCAAACACTTCTGGAACTGCGCTATCAAGCGGGTGCTGCTGTCACCTCTGGCGGAGGCCCCGGCCTACGGGTACACCACGCAGTTTCAGTTGCCCGGCGACTTCCTGCGGCTGTACGAGGTGGGCAAGACTACCGCCCCAATCACGGACTTCCAACTGGAAAACCGCATGATCCTGGCCAATGTGCCGGCGCTGCCCCTGCGCTACGTCTGGCGCAACGACAACGAGGACAACTGGGATGCCGGTCTGATCCAAGCGGCCACCCACGGCCTGGCTGCGGTGCTGGCATACCCGCTCACACAGTCCACCAGCCTGCGCGACAGCATGGCGATCACCGCCAAGGATGTGCTGCGCGAGGCCAAATCCATCGACGCGCAGGAGAACCCCAGCGACACGATGGGTGACGATTTCCTCCTGATCTCTGGACGGTACTGAAATGGGCAAGGTCATCCCCATCCAGACCAATTTCACCGCGGGCGAGCTGTCGCCGCGCGTGCAGAGCCGCATTGATGTGGCCAAGTACAACAACGGCTTGAAGATCGCGGAGAACGTTCAGGTGATGGTGCAGGGCGGTTCGCGCCGCCGGGCTGGGCTTCGTATGGCTGCGGAGACCAAGACTAGCACCAAGCGATCGCGGCTGGTGCCCTTCGTCTACAACCGGGACCAGGCCTACATGCTGGAGGTGGGCGACCTGTATCTGCGGGTCTTCAAGGATGGTGCCCAGGTGGCCGGTCCCTATGAGGTGGCTACGCCCTACGTGGAGGCCTCACTGTTCGAGATCGACTACGTGCAGGGCGCGGACACCATGTATCTGGTGCAGGGCGATGTCCCGGTGTACCGCCTGCAGCGCTTCGCAGACAACGACTGGCGCCTGCTCGCCGCTCCCTTCACCGTTGAACCCTTTGACGAGCTCGGGATTCAGCCAGCCGCCGCGCTCACCCTGTCGGCCGCCACAGTTGGCGCCGGTCGGAACTTCGGGGCGGCTGCGGCCTTCCTGGTTGCCGACGTGGGCCGCTACATCGTTTCTGGTTCTGGTCTGGCGCTGATCACCGCCTTTGTGGATGTGAACAACGTCACATGCACGATCCAGAGCGCCTTCTCCGGCACTAGCATCGCATCCGGTGCCTGGACGCTGGACGGCACCCCACAGACCACCTGCACCGTGTCGGCCGTTGGCCCGGTGGGCACAGCAGTCACCGCCACGCTGGGCGCTGCTGGCTGGCGCGCTGGCACTGCCGAGGTAGGCAAGTACATCAAGGTGAACGGCGGCCTGCTCAAGATCACCAGCTATTCCACCTCCACCGTGTTGAATGC